TCACCCACGATGAGGCAACCAGCAGTGTGTTCATCAGTATTTCCAGTATGTATAAGGATATACTCAAAACCAGGAACATCAGTGACATGCAACATACCACGATGTATATCAGGATATTTTTTACTGTACCTTTGATGAAATCCACCTTCAGTTCTGAGTTTTATTTCGTATGTTCCTTCTGGTATTCTAGTCTCTCCTTTGACTTTTAGAGCTCGATGTTCATCCTCTAAAGTGTAGCATAGAAACTTTAATCCCAGTTCGTTTTCCTCAAAAAGCAGGCCGCTTGTGCTATCTGCCTGTGAGCTATATCTAATTACTTTTAGTTTCACTTTTTAGTATATCTAATAATTGCTTACATACAGCACATTTTTCATACTCTTCTAGGTCAACATAAAAGTCTATCATTTTATTTAGACATTCTTTCCAATCACCTCTTACGCTAGTTAATGGTATATCATTACCATCAAATAAAAACATATCTATCTCTTCCTCACCAGCTCTTACCGAGTAACAAAATCTTTCTAACATGTACTCGTATATTATACCTTTGTTTATAGAAAGATACTCTTCCATATAATCAAAGCCTCCGTACTTTTCTATTTGCAGCTCTAGTAGTCCGTCTCTTTTCTTTGGCCTAGCTGCATGTTTTAAAAAGTCAGAGTTTTGTTCCATTTTCCAGTATTTGTTTTTACCATTGGTATTAAGTGTGGTTGGCCATTTATAATCAAACCACATCCTAGTATCGGCCTAGCTGGAAAAGTCTTATTATACGCAAACGCCATAGAGCGATTGTTTATCAAACATCCAACCATCATACTCCAATTCAACACATTAGGGTTACCACAATACTGTATATTAAACTCAGTATGGTAGTGCCCCTGCACTACACACATACCCATTTCTTTTGACAACTGAACACCATTCTTCTTCATACCATGTGTCATAAACAGCTGTCTACCATCTTGCATTTCAGTTGTAAAGTTATTAAACCAAACCCATCCGTCTCCCACTCCACAAGCTATATTATAGCTCACCATCAACTCTCTAGGTATGCCGTTAACTTTAGCTTTCCTATACTTCATAGACCCGTGATTTGAGTCTACCAATATCATTTCTGGAAATATCTGCTCTAACTCCTTAAGAACCTTTTGTCCTTTCTTTAGCTCTACACCTGCTGAATCTAAATCAGGGTCAGATGCATGAAAACTTAGAGCATGATAATCTAGTTCATCTCCCACGTTTAACACTAATGTTGGCTTGTACTTTTCTTTGATTGCCTCTAAGAACTCTAAGGCGTCTTGATGATGATAAGGTGCATGTAAATCTGAAATTACCAGTATGACCTCATCTCCTTTTCTTGAATACATTGTGATTCTTTGTTGGGTATTGGACAAATATAGTTTTTTTTTCGTATCTTTCCAAACGTATATTTGACAATATTTTATCAACATGTATTGACTCATATACAAAAAATCTTTATGTTTGCATGTCTAGGCGGGCTTTCAGTATCTATATATAAACTAGTCTAGACTTATGTCTATACAATATGAAATTTATAGGAAAATTTGTTTCTTTATTTGATGCTATCTTTAAAAAAGATGTAACTCTTGATGGTGTAGAAACTGGAACCATTGCTAGTGGTGGTAATTTAGGTCTAGACTCAAACAACAAAATAGTAAAGAATACCGTAAGTAGTGGTACAACAGACTTGACTAGTGATGTTACTGGAGTATTACCTATAGCTAATGGAGGTACAAACTCAAACTCAGCGGCAAATGCTAGAACTGCACTAGGTGTGGATGCAGCAGGAACCGATAACTCTACTAATGTAACTTTAACTGGTACACCTGACTATATAACTATATCAGGACAAGAAATAACTAGAAATCAAATTGACTTAGCTAATGATGTTACAGGCACTTTAGCTGCTGGTAATGTAGCTACACTAAATCAAGATACAACAGGTACAGCTACTAACGCTACAAAACAAATAGTTGTTACAACGCATAACTTTCAGTTAAACAACAGCACTAGCAATATAAATTATGTACCGTTTAACAACTTAAATGAAAGTGTTAGTGGAGGTGGTATGAATAATTATTGGACTAGAACTTTAGCTCCTTATCCTGGTACTATAAAAAAAATAGCAGTAAGGTCTCACACAAGCTTAGGTAATAACTGCACTTTAAGAATATCAAAAATAACAGACACTACAGATAAACTAGAAGATGGTACGCATGTCGATAATACAAGTGTAGATTTAAGCACCGCTCAGACAACTGTGGTAACAACAATGAATACTAACAGTTTTGCAGCTGGTAATGCTGTAGGTGTAGCTATTCAAAGAAGCACTGGAGTAGCCGCACAAGTAGTATTAACAATAGTTTGGGAATATACAACATAAATTATGGCTTTAGCAAATAAAAAAATAACAGATATATTTAATAAAAGAACTGGAGCTTCAAAAGACGCTAAGTCTATAACTGACGCTGTTGAACTAGAAATAAAAACTAAATTTGACAATGGAGAGCATATTGAAGATAACGGCATGTTTACTAATTTAGCACCTGCTTTGTACGCTGTTCAACAAGTTGCAGATGATATAGAAGAGATAAGAAGATTTATTAGTGGCGAAATAACTAGTATAACTACATCGCAGGCTAATGCTATAACAGCTAATACAGCTAAAACAGGTATAACTACATCGCAAGCTGATGCTATAGTAGCTAACACAGCAAAAACAGGCATATCAACTAGTCAAGCTAGTGCTATAACAGCTAATACAGCTAAGCGTGACGCCACTAATATATACGTTCCTTTAGTGTGTAACATGTTAAACGCTGATTGCACAACAGCTCAGTTTGTACCTTTTTCAGATGGTATAACAGAAGGTACATCATCAACTAATCCTCGTAATGTTTTTGTAGCGCCAGCAAGTGGGACTATAAAAAGTATACATATTGTTTCGCAAAATAGTTTGTTAGATAAAGCAAAAGGAGTGCCACTAGCAGCTACGTTTTCAAAAAGAACTAATGGTAGTTCTAGTTTAACGCCTTGCGCTGCTGTTTTAATGACTACTGTAGACGCAAACACAGTTATAAACGGAACTTTTGCTGCATTACCTAAAAGCGGAACGCTTGCTTTTAGCAAAGGTGAGCAAATATTAGTTTCGCTACAATTAACAGGTGGAGTGCCTACAGGAAATAAAAATTACTATGTTACAGTAGTATTTCAATTAGACCAATCAAACTTAGATTAAAATGCCAGAACACTATATAACAAAATGTCAAACACTAAAAGACACCACAAACTTTCAAAGTTTGGTAGGCTCTGCTGGAGATGAATATATTATAACTCAATTAAATGTCAGTAACACTTCAAACACCGACACTGCTTTAAATATTTATGTGTCAGAATATTTACAACCACAAAGAGTAAGCGACCCTATATATAGAAGAGATAGTCAATACTCAAGAAATAGAGTTCCTTTTGAAAAAGCCAAAAACTGTTTGTTAATACCAAACTTAGTAATACCAGCTAATACTACCTTACAAGCTTTAGCCGCTGATTTATACCTGCCTAAGTATTACTATTTAACAGCTCAAGCAGACTCTAACGCTAATAGATTTGACATAATAGTTCAAGGATACGTGCATGAGTAAACACAGCAAATATTATTACGATAAAGATAGAAACATGGATACAAACAAAAGTTATTTTGATAAAAGGGTGGCTGATTCAGTAGAAGATAGAATAAGAGCTTCTAACAAATTTAAACCAGTAGTAGACCCTAAGTTTCAATTAGAGTTAGAGAATCTATTAGAAGAGCTTAAAACAACACTACACGAAAAGAATAGAAAGTATGGTAACTCAGCTTTTGATAACATAGGAATATTCCACAAAGGAGACAGACTTGTCTCCATAAACGCCAGAATTGATGATAAGCTAGCTAGAAAAAAGCAAGATGTTGAGGATGAAGATGAGGACATTGACTTTGACTTGCTCGGTTATCTTATCTTTCGTATCCTAATTAATAGAGGTAAACTCTAGCAGCGCCATCTACGTCTTGCTGCGCAGATTCTCTTTTCAGGCGTTTTAGAACAATTAATGTTATGCATTTTCATTTGACCTAATGAACGTCTACAATACGATGCTCTTCTTTTAGCAGCTTTACTGCCTTTCTTTACTTTACCTGTTACAGCAGTTTTTAGTTTACTACCAGGATTCTTTCTTCTATAATCACGAACATCAGCCTTAGTCATACCTGCACCTTTAGATGTAGGTCTTGACGCCTTGAATCCAGCTTTAGCTTCTTTTTCGAACATCTTGATAGCTTTATCTAAATGTCCTCCCTTTCTGTATGTGTATTGTATCACGACTGGTTTTTTAAATTTTTAGCATACTCATGATACTTCGCTTTCAGCTCGTATATGAGTTCTTCATTCTTAGGCCATATGTTCATATCCTTCCTATTACCTGAGAACTCCCAGGTCTGATGACATTCATAACACAGAATGTTATAGTTTTTAGGATGGTATCTATATGAAGGGAATGCTCCCTTACTTAGTATGTGTGATACATAAGAGCGTGAGAATCCTTGTAATTGTTTTCCGCATTCCTCACAGCACTTGTTACTTTTCTCAAATACTTCGCGATACCACCTATCGTCATCAGCATTTCTTTTGTTTGCCTTTGTTGACTTTCGCTTATCGTTACACCTTTTGCAAAGGTTCTTATTCTTATGTGCTATCCATTGTTCTGACTCACATGCTGAGCAGACACCTTTCTCTATCTTTCCAAATGCCATATCACGACTTTTGCATATTTAACATATCATTATTAGAATCAGACGCCATAGGAGCAGTCTTGTATCCCATCATACCTTTTCTTGGGTCTTTACCGCTATATCCTCCACCAGCAGATTTGTATTGTCTTACAACTTGTGCGCTGCAATATGCTGAAGGCCATACCTTACATTTTGATTTTACTCGAGATTTAATACTATTGTATAACTTAGAATTAGTAGGTGTTGCCATTTTTAATTATTAGTTTATGTATTAGTAATTCTTTGTATTCTACAATTATATTGTACATACCGTCTTCTAAATTTGACATGTCAATATACTTTTTATTATCAGAGGATGCAACTTTTTTACCCATTAAATCATACACCTCTATATCTACAGCTTCTGAGAAATAAACCATACCAGATGTAGGGTTTGGAAATACTGATAGTCCTAGTCTTTCAAACATAGATATATTTGTTGGTCCTGTCCATCCGTCTTGACAGTAGTTATATAAATCTTGACAAGGAGTGTCCCACTCGTTATCACAGCAGAAAGGGTCTACAGATACTACCCATTCTAAACACTCGTTTGGTAAATAGTATGGCTGGTCAGAATAACATCCAGCATCGTAATAACAACTACTATCGCTTATATTAGCTAGTGGCTCATAGTTTTCTGCACCTGGGTCTGTGCACCCATAATAAGGATATATACATGTTCCGTTGTCAGTATTAGCATCATCATCATAGTTCAATGCCAAACTATCTGTGCAACCATACTGCACACTTATACAGCTACCATTATCTGTATTACAGGTATCGCAGTAATTAAATGCTGTTGGGTCTATACAACCAAATATCAAAGGCACACAACTACCATCATCTACATTTGCGTTTGGGTTGTAGTTAAAGGCACCATCATCCATACAGCCTTCTATGACAGCAATACAAGAGCCAGGTAGCTCAACGTTAGCCAATGGGTCGTAATTAAATGCAGTTGAGTCCATACATCCGTATACAACCACCGTAGCACAACTACCATCGTCGTAGTCGTAAGAAGAGTCATACTCCAAATAAAGCGGATTAGTACACCCTGGATTATAATAACAAGTTCCGTCATCTGTATTTACTGTATCGTTATAGTTTACTGCTAAGCTGTCTATACAGCCGTATGTTCTTTCTATACATTCATTACCACAATAGGTTTCTCCTGTGATATGCATGAAAGGAGGTATTGGGTCTGCGAAACCACCTTCTTGTTCTATAGCTATATACTCATCAGAATATATAGTGTAACCACACTGAACTGCTGTAAAGTCAGACTGAAAAGTGATTTCGAATATTGCTTTGATTAAATAACCAGATTGTAAATTTAAGGTATATGTAGTATCAAAGCCATCAATTAAAGTGAAAGTATCTATCACTGCAAATCCGTAAGGTGGTGATAAGTTTGTAGCTTGAGATACAATCAATGAAGAACCAGCCCAACCGTTTCCAGCTAAGTCGGTTAACTCTAAGTAGTGTGTGCAAGAATCTATCTCAATATCTGTATTAGCACTATCTAAGTAATTGTAAGCCAAAGAGTCTGTACATCCGTATACCTTTTGTGTATAACACATACCTGTATCTACAGTAGCCGATAAGTCAAACTCTATATAATCAGGGTTCATACAACCAAATATTGGTGGAGGTGGCGGGCAATCAGTAGTTATTAAAGTGTCTATTAATTGATAACCAAAATCAGGTGAATCTAGCTGCCATATTATATCTCCACATTGTTCTATAAAAACACTTCCATCTTCACCGCCCCACAAACTACCAGCAATACCATCGCCATACTCGTCATTTAAAACAAGTATAAAAGTATCTATAGGTGAACATGTAGATATGTATTGTGGTTGATAATCTATAATATCAAGAAAAGGCCCTCCTTGCATAAGCGTATCACCTTGTGTATTTAAAACTGCAAAAGATGTTTCTTCTGGATACTGGTCAGGATTTATTATTACATCCAAACCCCATGTACCTGGAGGACATTGTCCAAAAGCAGTGGCTACAGTAAACACTGCAACCATAATAAAAGCGTATAAAAATTTTGTTAACTTGTTCATTTTTTATTTTTATTGTTCAACAACTTTTAACTTTTCGCTATCTGTTAAAGCGTTGTATATGTGTTCTTTGTCTACTACAAACCAATAGTCACTAGTCCCTTCTTCTTGAGCTGGCTCACCTGCAGTTTGAGTTCCTTTATCGTTTGGATAGCCCAATGCTGCATTTAAATTTGTTATTGCAGCGTTGCACTCTTCTAATGTTCCTTTAAATATTTTCATTATATACCGACTCTACTTGTTATATCTGATAATACATTTTGTAAATCACTACCTGTTAGCTCTTTGTTAAATATAGCTATTTCTATTATACCGCTTGAAGTTCCTCTATTACTTTGACCGCCATCATTACCAAGCTGGCTTAAGTTTATAACACCAGTAGTTCCTGTATCTGGGTCATTTAGTTGAGTAGTATTTGCATTTTTAAATAATCTACCATTTCCGTTAGTCCCACCTTCATTAACCCAAGTTATCAGTGCTATCTCATCATCTGCAAAAGTACCACTTGGTAATATCATAGTTATTGTACTAGACCCTCCTATGTAAAAAAAGTCGCCAGGTAAAAACATTTGTACTTTTTCATTATTTCCCTGCCCAAGTATATGCTGAAACTTCGTTTGAACATTAGTGCTGTCAACATTAATCTTCATTGCTATGCATACAGTAATATCATTATTAACACCACTAGTTATGGTATTTTGAGTTGAAAAATTAGCAGTACCTAAATCAAGTTGCCTTGCGCTTGTGAATTGAATTACGTCAGATAAAGCATCGTGCACGGGTTGTTTTCCAGATGTGTTTTGCCCAAAACAAAAATCACCTACTTGACTTACCCACCTACTAACATTACCTCCATCAGTGGTGATACCTTCGCCTTTTTTAAACCAAGCAGTTAGGCTTGATATATCGCTCAGTTGAAAAGTATTAACATAAGAGGGGCTTGATACGCCCTGTCCTAAACCTAATCCCATATTAAAATTTACTAATTATTAATTCATCTATATAGTCTTGTACCTCTTTTCTAGTAGCTACCAACTTAAAACTTAAGTCTGCTTGAAAACGTTTAACTTCTTCGCCGTCATCAAATATAACTATTGTAGGTACTACAGCAATCTGGTACTTTTTTTGATTGTCATTATCGTCAATACTCTTAGTGTCCTTTTCACAGTCTCCTAATTTTTGGAACCACTCAACATCATTTGTAGAGTTAAATCCTGCGTTAAAATGTATCGCTGTCACTTGCGAAAAAGACGTGTATGAGACCGCCAATAAAGACAATACTAACAACCAGTTGAATAATGGTCTCCATTTCATATTACTTAGTGTAAGCTAAAACTGAACCACCGCTAAGAGCGACAGAAGTAAAGTTCCCGTATATAGTAACTCCTTTTGGAATAGTAAAGTTTGCTTCATCTATTATGTTTATTGTACAGTTACCAAAGTCTACTGCGGCATCTGTCAAAGCTTGTAAAGCATAAAAAGGTCCAGAGTGTTCGTTTGTGTCATCTATCAGTTTTACTGATTTTGGGTTGTTAGCTCCATGTACAGCTTCTTTTATGGCTGATAATAAATTTTCTGTTTGTGTTGGCATAATCGTTATTTATAAATTTTATCTTCTATTTTTTCTAATGTAACTTTTATATCTTTTACATCCTCTTGTGTTGTCATAATGGTTTGACGAATGAGTTGGTCTTTCATGTCATACTCAATTCTAGTTATTTCTGGGTCTGGAGCAACAGGCAACTCTTTTGCCTCTTGTATGTCGGCTTGCAATGTAAACCACATACCTGTCATACTAACAAGTACAACACCCAACGCTATTATAGTTTCTAAGCTAAGTTTTACTTTAGTCTCTTTACCGATTTCTGTTGCCATTATTTCTCACAGTTTTTTGAGCACCAGTTTAAACAAACTGCGCCGAATGTTATACGCTTTATTAATAAACAAAATTTTGCTTTCATAATTAAAATATTAAATAGTTTACTCCAAATTTAAAATCATACCACTCTCTGTTCCAATAGTTATTATACTTACCCTCTATGAAACATCCTAAGTGTTTGTTGTATTTATAACCAAAGATAAGGCCTCCTGAATAGTCATACCACTGACCTCCGACGAAGTTGTGATAAGAAAACTGATTACCATCATCGTAATGGTATGGCATAAAGTTACCCCAAGAGTGTAACCAAAAGTCTTTCTTGTAGTGATAGAAGTCAAATCCTATCACAAAAGAGTGTTGTATAATATTATCTAGTTCTGATTTTTTTCTAGCTACGTAGTCAGATAGAATGACTGGAACTACGTTTTCTTTCCATACAGCTGCGTTTGTTGCAACTATGTTACCTTGAGGGTCTCTGTATTCTTGATTATATACATCTATAGTATATCCCTCACTTATAGCTAATGAAGTGTAATGTATATGTCCTGAAGGCATTATCCACTCTTCTAAGGGTTTATATCCGTATGGCTCTGCTAATCGCTGTACACCCCCTATATTGAAGCTTAGCTTGCGTTTTGATATAAGACGAAGCCTTTGTGTTGCCTCGTAGTATTTTATATCAGCAAAACCATCTTTTACATATTCTACTTTAGCAAACCATCTGTCTCTAACATATCTTAAGAAATGATTCTGGTCAATATACTCTTCGCCCTCTTGACGTCTGTAATCTACCTCAAATAGGTATTCAAAAGGATTTCTACCGATGTTTGCTGCATCAGAGAAAGAAGTCTCCGTTCCATCCTTAAATGGAGTAGAGCCTTCATATTGAAAGCGTTGTATCTTTCTAATACCAAGTGTGAGAGAATAATCGTAAGGAGTAAGTACAGTATCAGTAAATAGATAAGAATTATCTACAGAATACACATTTTGGTCTGCTATAGAGGTGCCTCCGTTAACAGCTAAATAAAATGTTGAAAATTTTAAAACTTTCTTTAACTGAGCATGGCTTATAGTAGCTATTAACGAGAATACTAATATAAACAGTAACTTTTTCATTATCTATTACTTCTGTAGTATTTGTCTACTGCCGTTGAGAAAGGAGCAGAATCTGAGATGAATTTTTTAGCTGGACCTAATTTTGGAACCATACCACCATAAAGGTATTTTTTCATACCCATACCAGCTTTTTTCTTAGGCTTAGTGTGAGTATATCCCATCTTACTCATTCTTTCGTGGTCTGCTGGCTTGTTAGCTTTGAAAGCTTTTCCTGTCTCTGGGTCATACATCATGTGTGGCTTGAAAGCTTTACCGCCTTTTTTATACATCATAAATGCTGGAGCGTTCTTAGTGTCTCCAAAAGGTTGAGTATATCCTCCTCTAACAACAGTTTTCTTTTTCTTACCAGGCTTGGTCTTAGTAGTTGTTCTTCTCTTTATGCCGAACTTATCTCTGTCAACAACAGTCTTCTTTATAACGTTACCTTTTCTATCTATAACAGTCTTCATCTTCGTTCCACCCTTAGTTGTTTCCTTTATTTTTTTTCTACCTAAAGTTCTCTTAACATATACTTTTTCAATCGGGTCATACTTTCCACCATTTGCCATTTTCTTTGTTCCTTGTAAAGAACTGAGAGCTTGTCTCTTCTCACTTGGAGTTAGGCCTGGATTTAGATACGGTGAAATAGAACTCATTGAAAGATTTTCAACCTCTCCACCTCTATTTTTTATTGCCTTAACACCTTTATCAGTGGTGAATACATTTGGCTTGCTTCTAAAGAAGCCTGATTTTTTTGTCTCTCCTGTTCCGCTTGCTTTTACCACTTTCTTCTTGGTAGTTCTTTTTTCTAATTTTGACATGTTATCTGAATTTTGTTTGAAAGATATTTTTAATCCTTGTTTTGCAAATGTTTTTACATACGTTGGCTTGCCTCCTGGGTTGCCTGCAGCTCTCTTTCTTCTAACCGCACTTGCCTTCTGACTAGCCGTCATACGCGCAGCTTTCGCTGCAGGAACACACTTTGGGTATGGTCTACCATCTTTGTCCTTGCCAGAGCGACCACACTTCTTGTGACCACCACCCTTCTTCTTAGAGCCTATATCTACCCAATCCTGTGCAAACCACTTAGCTAAACCGCTTTTAGCAGTAACCATGCCTTTGCTTGCTTTCTTTGTGCTCTTTTTATCAGCACCCTGTCTAGCCCTGTTAACAGATGGGTCCTCTATCTTATACCCCCCGTCAGCCGTATGAGAAACATCACCACCCCCCTTTCCGTAAATTCCTAACTTTCTTCTTATCTTATTGAGCTTGGAGCGGTACTTTCTACGCTCTGGTGAACTGTGATACGAAGTATCATATTTCTTCTTTTTAGCTTTCGCCGTAGGGTTAGCATCATAGTATTGTTTACTTCTGCTAGCCATAGTGCCAAATATACATAAAAAAATGTGTACCACCAATATGGGAAGACTGTATGTATGTATACCCCCTACCTGTATGTATTTTTGGGTATGCCCCTATGTACTATATATGTGTATGTTGTGCATAGCTATACGTGAACTATAGTGTCACACATGTAGCTAAACACATACAGTATACAAACGATAAGAGTACACACGCATACCTTTATATTTATTTGGTAACACATAAAGTGTTGCTATTTTCTAACCTGTCAGGCCCGTTCATTCGGGAATCACTGACACATTACGATTATCTTATGGATAATTTATTTATGCCTGCATCATCGAGTGCAGGGAATGCGAAGACTTCGTCTTCATCTAGCGTAATATCTACTACATGTTACGCCAAGCTGACTACTGCGTCAGTTAAGACAGCCACTCATAAAGACGGCTACACTTCACCTTATCTATCGTTAGAGTATACTAATGATGATAATGAAACTAAGTCTTTTGCTTTACACTTAGGTGTGAAGAATGCTAATGAGCACATTGCTAAGTCACCAGCTTTTGATGGTGTAGCTTGGCAAGAGAAAGGCTTGAGTATGTTTGACATAAGTGTACAAGACGCTTTGGTCAAAGGCTTTGGTAACAATTCTGATGAGTTGACTACCAATAGAGATGGTAAGTATATTGTGCCTACACAACTGTCTAAGTTCTTTTCTATACTGAAAGGTAATGGACATACTTACAAAGAGCACTACTATAACTTTGTAGATGAGCAGTTCACTAAGGTGTTTAGACATCTTAATGCTCTAACTACAGATAGAGTTGCTCTACCAGCTGAGGTTACAAGTATTGAGAAATTCGTTGTATCCGAAGACGGTGTTAAGCTAGCAGACATGGACGCTATTGCAGAACTATTTGCAAATACAGCCAAGTCTCTTGTTGGTAGATGTATTAAATTGACTGTCCGTAAGCCAGGTGAGAACTCTAAGAGTAGCAAAAACTCTTTCTATGTAGACCCTTGCCCAGAAAGCTTACAGTCTATTAAAACATCTGATATTAACTTTGGTAAGTCTGAAACTCTTGTAGGGTTAGAAGACTTGCCAGGTAACTTTACTAAAGAACAGCTTATGTCTCTTCTTGGTAATGCTATCCCATTTGATAAGACTAAGTAATGGCTAGTCCGTTCATGTCTATCAAGGTTAAGTATGAGGTTCTTAAAGCGAAAGGTCTTTTGCCAGTTAAGAAATAAATACTATATGCGAGTGTATCTTCGGGTACATTCGCTTTTTTTTGGCGTTCACTATCACGGACAGGCGACGGATTGCAAACAAGCGACCTGCTGACAACCAGCGGTAACTAGCGAATACCTTTATTTTTGTTTGCTTGTGTAAAAAAGTCTGCAAGCAGACAGTCTCTGCCACGGTTTACGCACTTTTAGCCGTGTGACGGGACTATAAAAGTATATTGTATAAAAGTGTCAATCCAACTAATTTAATTGATTATGGCTTTATTAAGCGAACTTATTAGGGAAACACAGCGACGCAACCTTAGTAAGAACAGTAGACATGGCGTTGCAAAGCGTAAGTACAGAGAGGTATTCTCTTTATTACGTAATCTTAACTATGAGTATAAGTGTAATAGTAAAGGTAAGCTTACCGCATTTCGGTATGGTAAGGGTGATGTATGGAAAAAGATATTTATTAAAGACGACACTATATGGTTTCATTATACTAATACTAAAGAGACTAGATATGGTTCTCTTGCCGACTTACTCAAGGCTAACTTAATGCGTGTATTGCAGGAAGAACATTGGGAGTCTAAACGTAATAGTCATTTAATGAATATGCAAACTAAAGATTATTCCTATGCTTAAGATTATTAAGAGAGTATTTAAACATACTGAGATTATTGAGTATATTGTTATGTATATAGGGCTTACCGTTATGTTAGGTTCTATTGCATACAATGTATTGTTTAACATGTAATAGATTGTAGTGATGCAGTAGTAATATCAAAGGAGCTTAAACATGCCCGATATATACGCTGAATGTGACATCTTAATCCCTCAAAAAAAACAAGGGGGAGGATAAAACAGCTGCATTATATTATATCAAAGAACAACTATAAATATACGAAAATTATGACGAAAGCGCAAGAACTTATTACAACATTTCAAGCATTTAAAACAGTTCATGAACAGCTTAGGCTTGACTATAAAAAGATTTGTGTACAAGAGTTTGTTAAGAACTGTAACGAGGTTACAGATAGAAGATTGTATGCACAAGAAGCTTTGAAAGAACTGCAAGAGATATACAACACAGCATATGGATTGTTTGTTTTCAACGATGACAAGCAATTAGATGAGGTATATCAAAAACTATTGCTCTGCAAAATAGATTTAGGTAAGATATGAAAGATAACAAACTAATAGCAGAATTTATGAGACTGCCAACAGAGGTATTTAAAAGTGGTAATTTAAACTACAAACGTAATCATGATTGGTTTGAAGAACACGAACTATCTTACAATGTATCTTGGGATTGGCTTATGCCTGTAATTAATAAGTGCAAATCCTTAGACAACACATTTGATGTAGAGTATGAGGTAGTCAATGAGGATTATCATGCAGTAGTAGAATTTATTAAAGAATATTATGAGAACTGAACATAATAGTTATGATGTCTATAACGACACATACGATGAACAGGTTACATTTGAGTATTCGATTACAACGGATACAGGTTCATACGAACGACCACCAGATACTAGTGTAGAGATTAGAAAGATAACTGTCAATGGTAAAGACCAGAGTCAGTTATTTTTTATGCTATACAACGAGGGACTGTTTGATATGGAAAGAGTCGAGGAGATAATTGAACGCATGCACAATGAGTGATGAAGAATCTTACCTCGAAGAACTAGAGCGGTTAGAATACCAGCTACTAGTAGATGAGCATCTATATAGACAATGGATGCAAGACCGTATAGAAAGAACTATCGGTTTGAAAACAAGTATTAACCAAAATGATGATGAAGCTTATGAAGAAAGCAGACATCGTGGCAATGATTCGCAAAGATGTGAACACCCACAAGACGAGAATGGAGACACTGAAGTCTCAGAATAATGAATTGAGAAACAAGATTGCAGAAAATCTTGACTCGATTAATAGTAGCAAATCTTTTGTTACAAAATACGAGCCCGTTTTTACTACGGACAGTAAACCTGCGAAAACTACCAAAGATTATATCGGAGGTAACAAGCCTAGTGGGCGAACCGCAAAAACTTCACCTAAAGTGAGGTATCGTAAAGACGGTTCTATAGACCTTCGTTCATACAATGGAGGTAGAGGCAAGAAGGGTAGAGCTGCTAAAGTTACTACCATAACACGAACTAAATCGTAAGTATTCGTTTTAGGTTAGAAAGTTGGAGGGGCGGGCGTGTAGGCTCGCCCTAACAACAAATACTATCCAACATTATGAAAGCATTTAGTAATTTCGTCAGTATTATAGATGCTGGCGAGCTCCAAGATGGAGTAAATGAGGTAAGAGTTGTAATACACAATGAAGATTACAACAATGAAGCAAATGTAGAGCGATTTGAGTGGGCCTGTTATGTTTGTCCTAAATTAACTGAAAAGTTTATTAACGCACAAGGGCCTAATACAGGTTGGAACACTACTAGACTTAGATACTATGCAGGTAAACATGTGTTATGTAAACCTATTTTACGTCATTATCATGGTGAGTCAAGTGTTACAAACGACGGACATATTTATACTGCAGATAGATTTTATCATGCCTCTTCAGGTATTAAGATGAAGATAGCAAACTTCAATAGAAGATATTGCTTTCCGTCTTGTATTCTTTACGTTGTAAAAATTATATCAAAAGCAAATATCAATAGAGTTGAAGGTATTCCTGACCTTTTTCACCAAGATAAATATCAGTTTGTTAACAAGAACCACTTTATCAGTAATGATGAATGGCAATCTGAAGAGTTTCAAGAGAATCTATACGATGATTATTATGAAATTGATGGCAATTGGTATTTGAGAGACGCTGTAGAATCTGGTATGCTTGCTAATATCAAGTATGATTATTATAACGAAGACCATTTTGATACTTCTCAATGGGACTATCATTATGGTACTATAGACAGTCGAGGCAATGAAGGTTACTTTACTAACGACGACTATGCTTATTCAGAGGCTACTGACAGATATTTTATGACTACAGATATTGCTAATGCAAACTCTTATTATTGGTCTGACCGTGAAGATACATATGTTCATGAAGATGATTTATCTGAGGATGACGATGATTATGATGAGGGTACTATACGTAGTTATAGTTATCGTCCTGACCCTGAGTTTACTAAGCCTAACGGCTACAGAGTTGACAATTACGGACCAACTACATCATCATACGAAGCAGGATATATCTCACAAAACCCTAAACCAGGCAACTATAATCAACTACGATACTTAGGTATTGAGATTGAGGTTGAGCCTCAAAAGGTTAACTATGATGTATGTGCAAGTATGACTAAAGATAGAGTGGGCGACCATGTGTATTGTAAGTCTGACAGTAGTGTTGCTGGTTATGAGATTGTTGCTCATCCTGCTACATACGAAGCTGTTAAGCTTATCAAATACAAAGAGCTTATGTCTGACTTGAAAAAGCGTGGCACTACATCATACAAATCAGGTAGTTGCGGCATTCATGTGCATGTCAACAGAAGGAGTATGAGTAAACTGCAGTGGATGAAAGCTATCATGTTTGTTTATATATGTTCTAAGCCTGTTACTAAAATCAGTCAAAGAACTACAAGTAAACTAAACCAGTGGTCAGCTATTCAACCATTAGAGCACTATGCTCGTCGTGTAACAGACAATGAGTTTAGCACAACAGTTCAAAAACTACTTAACGGTACTATTGGTAGTAGTGCTAGATATTCAGCTATCAACACTCAGGGTAGCAATACCTATGAGTTCAGATTATTCCGAGGCACAACAAAGTATGAAAGTTTTATGGCTTACATAGAATTTGTAGAGTGCTTGTGTAGTTTTGTACAACAATTTGGTTCACCAATATTTGTTAGAGACTATCGTCTATGTATGAGACATGGACATTTTCAGAATTACCCACATATATGGGTATTATTTTGTGTTTATGCTAAGACTAAACAATACAGTTTTCTGTTAGATTTTCTCAAGCGTAAACATCTTTACGTTAATGTTTAATTATAAAGTTATGTGTATTATAGCAGCAAAACCCCAAGGTGTGAAACCACCGTCGATGGATGTGTTCGAAGAGTGTTTCAGTAACAATGCACACGGTGCAGGCTTCATGGTTCTCAGACCAGGAGCCAAAACTATTGACTTGCAAAAAGGCTTCATGAAGTTTAAAGACTTTAAGAAAGCATACAACAAGGCTAATATTACAGAGGACGACCAAGCGGTTTTCCATTTTAGAATATCTACTAGTGGTTTGGTTGACAAAGGTAACTGTCACCCATACATAGTTTCTGAGAAAGATAGTCAGCTACGACAGACTAAGGCTAGAGTTAGAGGTATGGCATTTGCTCACAATGGTGTGATTAGCGAGCTCAACGGTGTTGACAAAAAGCTTAATGACACTCAGTTGTTTGCTAAATGGTATTTATCTGACCCTGTGCTGATGGACAATATATTTGATTCTGAGACTTTACAAGACTTAGTCGAAGGATATATTGGTAGTAGCAAGTTTGCTATCATGCATCCTGATAAAACTATGCTTTTGATAGGTAAGTTTATCGAAGATGAAGGCATGTTATATTCTAACTCAACATACGAAAGACCAAAGTATGCAAAATACAATGGCCCATATGGTGGCTATGGTGGTTGGTATGATGACTATGACTATCCAAGACCGTTAGGTAAGTCTACTATTACAGTAAAAAGTCCTAACAAAAGTTTTCATGAACCATATCCTGATTATGATGATGATGTTAGAGACAAAGACGGCAAGTTTACGTCAACTAACTACACAGATAATTGGGAGTGTGAATGGTGCGGAGCACAACACAAACCTACTAGATGGTCTCTTAGTATGGGTGGACAGTTATGTAAAGACTGCGAAGACGCTTTTATTGAATCTGATTCTGACCCGCTATCAGCGAGTTACAACGGTTTCACTTACGGCGACCATCCTAGCTATGAGCCTGGCAACGGTAAACTGTTGGATTGTAATGATTGCGAGACACCGCCTGAGCAAGGCAGGTTTTTCGACTAATCATATGAGGGGGCGCAAGGCAATGTCTTGCCCCCTTTTTTTTTCGTGTCGTTCCGTGTAACAATGAACTTACCTTGATAGTCTGCGACTATACGGTGCGTTCACTATCACGAGTGTTTGTGTCGCGACTTATTTTTTCCAACTTTGCCAATAAATTTAGTTTTTTTTACAAAATATTTGTATATTTGTCAAGCGAAATGATATAAAATATGGATGTTATAGACAACGAAAAGGTGCTTCTAGGCACGCTAATAAACTATGCTGAAAGCTATTACGAACACGCGGACAGTGTAAATGAGTCTTGTTTTTTAGATGCAAGACATAAATCTATTCTTAAATGTATACAGTCTAGGGCTCTTGAAGGAGACTTAGATGTTGTTACACTCACAGAACAAGCGAAGAAACAAAAGCTTACAGAGCAATGTGGCGGCGTACCCTACATAGCTGAGGTATCATCTACGGTTGGTAATCCTGGAGTAATCAAATCATACATAGACATATGTAAAAAGACAGGCTCCAGAGATAAAATATTTCAACTACACAACAAGATATCTAATGCTCTAAAAGACCACAAAGACCCTGATGATATATTCGGCGACATAGCTGAGTTTTCTGACAGCTACGATTTAACCTCTACCAACGAGATAAGTGTTAACAAAGCAGCTGATGACTTCATAGAGAACTTGGATAAACCTATGAGCACTAACTTTATCAAGACAGGATTTAACAAGCTTGATGAAAAGATAGGGGGTTTTGAGCGTTCTGACTTAATCATAGTAGCTGGTGTTACCTCTATGGGTAAAACTTCTTTTGTTCTTAACATAGCTAACAATATGCTATTACAAAATAAAGGTGTTGCCGTCTTCTCATTAGAGATGAATAGCAGTCAACTGATGACTAGAATGATAGCTAGCGAGGCACATGTAGAGCTTCGTAAGATTAGGTACAAAGATTTTAACAATAAGGAAAAGAACGACTTAATAGATTCTGCTAACAAGCTGAAAACCACCAACTTAATAATAGATGATAAGTCTAGCACATTAGGTTCTATAGCTAGTAAGATACGAAAAATTAAGCTAAAAAACAAGATAGATGTTGTCATTGTTGACTATTTACAGTTAGTTAAATACAACAAAAATGGTGCGTCAAGAGAGCAAGAGGTTGCTAAAGTTGTTCGTTCTTTAAAAAACATAGCCAAACAAAACGACATAGTAGTTTTAGCATTGTCACAGCTTTCTAGAAAAGTTGATAACAGAGAGGGTAGTAAGATACCAACACTTGGCGACTTGCGTGAGTCAGGAGAGATTGAACAAGCAGCAGATTCTGTCGTGTTTATATATAGACCTGACTACTATGAAATAGAGAAATCAACAGAGATGGTACAGACTGCAGAGATTATAGTAGCTAAGGGTAGAAACTCTGGCCTATGCACCTCTGAATGTTTATTTGTTCCATCAATAACTAAATTTTGTGAGACTTTTATACCATAACAAAATAGTAAAAGAGATAGCGAAAGAACTTGGGACGGAGCAGAAGCTAGTAAGGTCGATAATCAAACACGCTTTACTATCCATAGCCTCTATCATTCGCATGAAATTTAGATTCAAACTTCGAGGTTTTTTCAAGCTTCGTCCCAAACATTATAAAAGAAATGTTTGATTTATTAAAAATTTTTTGTATATTTGTAGTATGAGTAATGTAATGACAGAGAGTAGAGACGAGGCTCTCAAAAGAATGTACGTAGAGAACAACCTCATCAAAGAGGACGTGTTCAAGCATAAACACTTCGTAATCATAACTCGTTCAGGAATTGAAAAGATTATGGAGAACAAGGGTATAGCTATATCCTATGAGCCTATAAAGATGGAGCAACAGTTTGTTGTCATCAAGGCAGTTGCAAGTCTAGATGGTAAAACCGTAGAGACATTTGGTGAAGCGTCACCACGCAACACGAGTAATAGTTATTTAGTTGCTATTGCAGAGAAAAGAGCATTGTCTCGTGCAGTGCTAAAGTTAGCAGGATATTACCAACACGGTGTATTCTCAGAAGATGAATCAGATGACTTTAAAAGAAAGTAATTATGGATTTTAACACAGAATCAAGAAAAGAAAATGTTTATGTATCCAAGCCAGGAGCATATAAATTCGATATAGAAAACTATGTCGTAAGTGAGGATGTCCCAAACCACAGAGGATGTCCATTCGTTAGGTTTTATTGTATCACACCATCAGGTGAGAAAGCAAGCGTCAAGTTCTTTAGAACTAGAGAAACAGACTCAGACAGAGCAAAAGAGGTTAAGAAAGAGCGTATAGCTAAGTTTATACGCAACTCTGGAGGTAAACTATCTAATAATATGAAAGATGTATTTGATAGCGTTGTAGGCAGGTCTGTATATATGTTTATGACAGAAAGAGAGTATGTAGCAAAAGACTCTAACAACAACAACAAACCTGTTGTTAGGACTACAATAGACTACTTATTTTCTTCTGACAAAGAAATTACAAGAGTAAAGCCTGATATGGCAAAGCAATCACTCAATGCTAGAGACCAACAATACTTTGATACTTTGTATAGTCAGTGGAGTCAGACAAACAAAGATGATAAGATACAAATGGTCAAAGATGCTTTTGATGCTGTTGAAGACTTTCCTACTGAATCAAACGATAACGAACTACCATTCTAATGATATTTGAGTCTAAAATAACAAAAAAAGATGGAGAGTATCATGTAGAGGTACTCAAGAGAGACTCTGGTCTTAAGGTAACATATCAAACACCTGATGTAGACAGAGCACTCGATATACATAATTCTTATACTGTAATCAATGAAGAACATAGAGCTAAGAGCAACGGTAAAAAACGGCTCTCTGCAGATTCTCAAGAACGACTACATCAAGCCTATACTTCAATCTATGGAAAACAAGGAGTTAGTAGTCGTATTGAACGAGTATCATCAGAAGAGGACGACTCAACAGAATAGATGGTATTGGGGGGTTGTGATACCCACTATAATACAGTTTGTTAAAGAAGAGTCTAGTCGTGAGTATGAGAAAGAAGATATACACGACTATAATGTGACAGAACTTCTTAGGCCTAGAATACATACAAGAGATGTTCTCGATAGACAGGTCATCACGTATGAGGTCAAAAGAGTTTCTGCTATGACAACGAAAGAGTTTGCTGATTTTGTAGAAAGACTACAACAGCATTGGGCAGAGAGAGGTTTAGTAATACCTGACCCTGACCAAAAAGAATTTTTAAATGATTAAGATTATGGATTTAAGTATAATAATAGATGCTTTGGTTGCAATAGTAATAACTATGATTGTTATTAAAATGTACCGAATGCATGTAGGCTTAGCAGAGATTATGCAATACATATTGTATAAAGAAGAGCTAAAAAGTTTACGAAAGTCTAATAAAAAAATAGATGCGAGCAGGAACCCAAACTGAAGATATCGTCCGACACCTAAAAGAGTTTGGTCATATCACGTCGTGGGAGGCAATAAAAGAGTATGGAGCTACAAGACTGTCGGCTATCATACACAACCTACGGCACAATCGTGGTATGAACATTATTTCGGAGGACGTGGCAAAAGTCACTAGATATGGAAGAACTGTTCACATTGCTAAATACAAATTAGTAAAAGAAGGACAACAAGAGTTATTCTAATGGCATACAAAGAGTGGATATTTATACCAGGCAACGTGCCTAGCAGCAAAAACAGCAAGCAATGGACAGGTAAGTATCTTGTTCACAGCAAGACAGCCTCTAGGTATATAAAATCTACATCACAGCTATATGAAAATAACAAAGAATATTTTAGGAAGATGGTAGAGGAGCTACAGCCTCCTTACACCATCTCCTTTAAATTCTACAGAGGGTCAAAAAGAAAGTTTGACTACATCAATGCCGCACAAATAGTGCAAGACCTTATGGTAAAACATGAGTGGATTGAGGATGACAACTGCGAGTATTTGATACCATACTTTGAGGTATACGAATACAGTAAAGAGAACCCTGGTGTAGAAATAAGAGTAATCAATAATTAATAACTATGGACTATACTAAAAACAAGGAAGAAGCCATTAACACTTTAAAGAGTGTAATCGAATGGATGGAGAAGCCAGGTAAACATACTGACTACGACCCAAGAGACTTCGATGCTATCTTAGAAAGAGTTAAGGCTCACTACAAAGCTTATGTATCTCAGAACGATATACAAAGTGGTCTTGATAATGTATATAAAACTAATTATTTAGAGCTTTAATTTTTTTTTAGTATATTTAACGCGGTGCTATAATAACATCGACGTTAAATGTCTAGAAAGAAAACATACGAAGCCTCTATATCAGTTAAGGTATTAGCCAAAGATGGTGAGAGTGAGGGCGAAGCAAAAGAAAGAGCCTTTATGAAACTAATCAGGTTAGTTGACGATTGGATGGTGGGTGAAGTTATACCAACCATCACTTACACAGAAACTAACAATCATGGCGGTACGTCGACAAAAGATAATATTTACCTCAACTAGAGATTACGACATTGAGGATAAGGAGATTCGTCTGCCTAAAATCATCGATACAGATATAGGATATGAACTAATGTTTGGCTTTGAGCCAGATGAAATAGCTACTGATAAAAGAAATTATGAAAGAAGATATAGGTTTTATGGAAAAGACCAAGACACAAGAGATATTGATGGATATAATCAGTGAAACTCTGTTAATATCAAAAGATAGAATAAGGTCAAGGAATAGATTGAAACAAATAGTAGACGCGAGAAAGATATTCGCCGTGTTAACTAAAAAATATACTGGCACAACGCTTGGCAGTATAGGCAAATCATTAAACAGACATCATTCAAGTATAATACACTACGAGAAAGAACATGAGTCTCAGATGAAGTATGATGCAGAGTATCGAGAAAAATTTGTAAATTGCAAAAATGTTGCAAACTTTCACCTGGAAGACATCTTGTTACAAGACTACGACCCAAATGAAGCAGTGCAAACATTATTGGTTGAGAATGAATACCTGCAAGGTGAGATAGAAAAATTAGAGAAAAGATTAGAAAGAATAAGAAATGAAGTACAAAAAGGAACAGAAGAGGTTTAAAGATGACCAAGAGTATTACAATGACTTTGATTTCGTAACCAACTCACAACTAGGTTGGTTTGAGAAAAGTCCTATGTACTACGACTACAGAAAAAGAGTTGGTGCAGTAGCCCCAACACAAGCTATGATATTTGGAGACGCATTCCATAAGTCAGTGCTAGAGCCAGATGTATTTAAAACTAAATATGTTATGGCACCCAATGTGGACAGAAGAACTAAAAAAGGTAAAGAAGAGTGGTTAGAGTTCACATCTTCATTAAATCCTGAGCAAGTAGCTTTAACAGCTAACGAGTATGATGATATATTTATTATGACTGACATAATAAAAAGTAATCAAATGACATCAAACTTATTATCAGGAGGTGAGGCAGAGAAGGTTTATGTATGGGACGACCCAGAGACTATGGTGCCATGTAAGGGTAAATTAGACTATGTAAGAGAAGATTGTATCATAGACCTTAAAACTACTAGAGACTGTAGTAGAAACGCTTTCTTAGAGTCTTGTATTAAGTATGGCTACATTAGACAAGCTGCATTCTATTGTCAAGCAGCTGGTGTTAAATCTTTTGTATTCATAGCTATAGAAAAAACCTCTCCATATATTATGAATGTGTTTCAAATACACGAGCAAAGACTAGCAGATGGAGGTAATCAATATGTGGCTCTGTTAGAGAGATTTCAACAATACAAAGAAGACGGAACATGGAACAGAGTAATAATACTATAATGTACAACATAAAGAGATATCTGAAAAAAAAAGGATACAAGTGTAATGCACTGGCTAATAAGGTTGGTATGACACCACAACAGTTTAGTCATCACATAAAGCAAAAGAAAGACTTGTCCCTTAATCTGACTATAAGATTGTCAGAACATTTAGAGATGTCGTTAGAAAAGTTTATAGATAATATAAAAGAGTAATATGACTGAGTTAGTATTTACATACGGAACATTAAGAAAAGATAGCTGGAATCACGGATACATAAGTGACGCTAAATATATAGGTAGTGGTAAGACTGTGAATAGTTATACTATGACAAAAAGCTCTATACCATTTGTATCTAAAGAGCCTAATACAAGAATAGTAGGAGAGTTGTATGAAGTTGACCAGTATGTGCTAAATAGATTAGATGGTCTAGAAGGCCACCCACAGTGGTACAGACGAGAAACAGTCCCTGTTGAAGTAAACGGGACTATTCACGACGCTTGGTTATACTTTTATCCTACACCACAAGGTAGTGTTGTGGAGAGTGGTGACTTCTTAAGTTAAATTATGAAGTAGGTCTTCGTAAGACTCCTCCACTACAAGATACTTATCAGTTCCACGAAAGTAAATTACAGCCTTATCCTCACCACGAGACTCTGTCCATCTACGAACATAGTTTATATTGGCTACGTTAATTATGGTGGGTTCTGCTTTACCTTCTTGTCTGGTTACTTGTACTTCTATAAATGCTTCCATTATTGTTTTTCTTGCGCTTGATTCTTTTTGGAGCTACCACCGAAGAAAAAGTCTATAATTGTGTTAACCTTTGCAGACATAGCACCAAAGATAGTAGAGATGAAACTAATCTCAAACTCTCCTAAGTTAAGTGTCTTTGTCACAAAGTAGTTAAACAATACAAACGTGATGCCGAAGTAAGCAACGGTGAATAATGTAGCTAACACCTTCTGTATGATGGCGTCATCTTTATACATATCTCTTGCACTCTTTCTGTCCTCAACCTCCTTAGCGAACGCTTCTCTCTCTGCCTCAAGAAATATCTTCTTAAGTTCAATCTTAGCAGCGTCTCTTTCTTTGTCTGTAGTTATTACTTTGTCAAGTATGCCCTCAGCATTCTTAACAACGCTTCCAAATAGTCCAGCTATTATACTCATTTTACTAAAACCTCCATAATTAGAGGTATGTATTGATTGTCTTTTGGACAACATACTAATCCTGAATCTTCTAAAGCTTGTGCATCAAACTCTGTTATATCCACAGATGTTCTAGTGTCCATTAATTCATTCATGCTTTCATCAAACTCTGCCTTTTGTTTCTTATTAAAAGACACAGTGTTGTCTTTAACGACTAGCTCACCCTTCTTATTACGCTTACCAAGTTTTTCTACAAGGTCTACACGCTTGACATCAAAATCTGATACAAGAGTTTCTGTAATAGTCTTTCTATTCTTAACAAGTTGGTGTAAAATAGTGGGCTTGATTTCGTCTAGCTCGTTATAAGCTTTTGCTTCCATTAGTTGTAAGCCTTGTAAAAGGCCTAACAAGTCTCTGTTCTTTAGTTCTTTTGACATATCTTAATAAATTGATTTAGACAAATATAAGCAATAGTCTGTCACTATGCAATAAAGAACATTCCGTATTCTATTACGGGTGTTCCTGAGTCAGCGTCAGCCATCAAGTTTTTTACTCCTGCAAATGGAAATAAAGCAAACTCACCTGAAGCGATGTCCATTATTTCTTCTCCTGCGTCAGCATCAGCATCTCCTCCGTCATCTACATCCTGAAATATTTTTACATCAGATGTAGAGTCTGCTCCTGTAGAGTCTTTTCCAGTGTGTTTGATATACATAATACATCTACCCACACCATCGTCAGTACCTGGTATAGTTGTTAGAGTTGCGCTAGTAGCATGTTTCTTCATAACTACGTTACCAGCAACAGTAATTTCTTTCTGCATAGTAAGACTAAGAACTTCGCTTAGTACATTTGAGCTTGTTATTGTTAGTGTTGGTTTAATTTTTGCCATAGTTATAATTATGATGCAGTGAATTCAAATACTGCGTGTTCTAAAATAGGTGTGTTAGAGTCTTCTGATTTAGCAACAATAGCCGCTGAGCCATCCCATGGGAAAAAAGCAAACTCTAAAGGCTCTATCTGTAAAGATATTTGTGAGCCAAAGTCAACCAAGATAGCCGTGGTAGAATCTACGTTATGTAAAAATACCATTGACCTTCCGTAAGAGGTTGCGTAAATAGTTGTGTCTCCAGACGCTGCTGCCATTTTTGTTCTAGAGAAATCTGCATCTCCGTTAATCGTTAGACTATCGGTCACAGATAGGTTCAGACTATCAGTAAAGACATCTGAACTAGTAAGTGTTAGTGTTGGTGTTAATGTAGCCATTTTTTTAAATTTAATAAATTCCTGTTATTGTATTAGATGTTACTGTGCCTAGATTGTAGTATACCACAAACACATCAACCGAACCTGCATTCAAGTTGTTTGTAGTGGCACCACCATTTATAGTACAAGTAATGTCTACCCTAATATCATCTCCTTCATCTAGCAAAGCTGTGCCTGCGCTAGGGTAGTGTAGATATCCTGTGATATCTGATGAAGTGACCGCTGCATCATAAGCTGTAGCTCCTGGCATGTTTGTTGCCCCTTGGCCTAAAGTTAGATGCAGATATATATTTGTTGCAGTACCTGTGCTAACAGCGAAAGCTTCAGTATGATGAAACTTTACAACTTTGACACAAGAGCCAGCAGGTAAAGTAAATATACCTTGTGTGGTTGTAGAGGCGTCTGAGTCTGTGTTGACATCCTCGAATGTTATAGTTCTAGATACAATCTTTGTAGGAAACAAAGGAGTCATCTCCTTAGCCAACTCTAGTACGTTTGCTCTTGTAAACATTCCTGAGTTAGCATTGTATCTTAGATAATCACCGTCTGCAAAACCACCTGCAGATACATCTGATAAATCGTTTAGTTTTAAAGTGTTAGCTACAGCATTAGTAACTAATCCTTTCTCGTCTATTGTTACAGTAGGGTTTTTGTATGTCCCTGATGTGACAGGGCTATCCACTAGCTTAGTGCTTTGTATTGTAGAAGTAGCTATCTTGTCGTTAGTTACAGATAGGTCTGCTAATTTATTAGTGCTTATAGAACCATCTTCTATCTTGCCCTCTGATACAGGAGTTATATTGTAATTATTAGTTACGCTAGTTATGGCTCCTGACGCCGCAACAACTGTAAAAATTAACGAACTATTTTCTGGTGCATTAGTTACAGATGCTACAGATGAGAAAACACCTGAGCGATTTAGATATATAAGACTAGTAGCATTATCAGTTGCGTTTATAACAGAAGATGATTCTATCTCTATTCTTCTGCCTGATACGTATGCTACACCAGTTGCTATAGTTAAAACCAAACTACTGGTTGTTGTCCCAAAACCTGAAACAACAAAGTCTTGTGTTATGCCTTTTATTGTATCGAACAAGCCTCCATTAAATACAGCGTCTTCTGTACCTGTGCTTGTTCCACCTTGTTTTCTGTATGTTTCGTATGTTGCCATATTTATTACTTAGCTGGGAATATTAATCCCGTTCTTAATGTATATTCATATGCTGCACTTGCTAGTTCAGCTATAGCAGGCACTAATCCTGAAGGAATCTTTCCTTCCAGTTTTTCTAAGAAGGTATTTGCTTCCTTTTCTATTAGTTTAAAATCGTAGCTTCTAGGAACAAACCCTAAGGAAGCCGCTCTACTAGCTGCTTTTGAAACAGCTTCAAATAATCTGTCTAGTTCTTTTTGTGATACTGTTTCAGATGGGGCTGATGAAGGCCTTACGGTATCAGTTGTCTTTGGTTTTGGAGCGCTTGCTGGAGCACTTGAGCCAGGAGGAGCAGGAGTTTCTTCAGGAACAAATAATTCTTCTGTGTCCTCAGGAGGAGGAGCTACGCTAGTAATCTGCTCTTGTTGTGATTGAGCAGTAGTGTTGTCTACTATACCACCTGCATCTATAATATTTTTACCTATGTCTGTTTCTTCTTTATCTAGGAAACACCCACAAATGTTGTGGAATCTTTGTCTTATACAATCTAAATCATCTAGGGTAGCTATACTACTGTCGTTTTGAAATACTCCATCTACTTTAAGAACAACACCATCAAAGTCTAATATGTCGTTAGATAACACTAAGAAAGCTATTTTGCTGTAAACATCTTTAACACTTTTTCCTACATCTAATCTGTACTCTATATCACATAAAAAGTCGCCTAAACATTCACTTATATCCTCTTGTAACTCTATCTCTTCTTGTGTGTGTGGTTCTCCAAAATTTCCACCATCGTTTTCAATTTCTACTGTATGGTCTTCGAACTCTTCCTCTGATTCTATTTCTTCACCTGGCAAGTCTCCTGTCAATACAGTATAAGTTGTAGTGTCTGTACAAATTTCGCTAGTTACACCGTCTGTTATTGTAACAGTCACAGAATAAGCGCCTGGAGCTAAATCAGATATGTTTTGTGTTGTTGCACCATTACTCCAAAGAAAAGTTGTAGTAAAGTCAAATACAGAACTAGTATTGTTTTGTGTAACAGTTATGCTTATAGAGCCGTCGTTAGCTCCAAAGAAACTCTCTGATACAGCAGTACCACTTACTATAGGTCCAAATTCATTACAATCGAAACTAATAACTTCAGGCACTGTTACCGCAGCCACTTGCTTACAACCATCTGCATCTGTAACATTTATAGAATACTCACCAGCACCTAAGCCAGTAAAAACTGCTGGGTTAGATAGAGAGATATTTGATACACCAATTCCGTTTATAGTAGTTGAATATGGAGCAGTTCCATCAGAGTTTACTACCGTGAATTGACCCTCAAAAAATGACTCACTAGTGTTAGATATAATGTCTGGAAGAACATTTGTAACAACGGTCGATATTGTTTTATCTAAGCATGGGTCTAATACTACTTGCTCCTCGGTTATAAGAACGTTAGTTCTTCTAGAACACGTTAATGTGTAAGGTGGTGGGTCGACAGGTAGTAATCCAGCTGGAGGAACCACCGTAAAACTAACAGAATAACTAATAAGGTATTGACCAAAAAGAGTTACGTTTTCATAGTCTAGTACAAAGTTTGAGTTTAACATCGTACCACTATTAAAGGTGTGGGTTGTCGGTGAAACCTGAGCTGTAAGGTCTGTTAAGGTAGGTTGATGAACAAATGCAAGTATAGTTATAGTAACATCTCCATTATTTGTTATAGTACCCAAATCTGAAAAACTTACAATAGAATCATCATCTGTTGCTACTTCTTGAGCAGTCAATGGTATTTGAACTGTTTCTCCTGATACGACTGAGTCTGGATTTACAGTATTGTATGGTGTCTGTATAACAGTACAATCTATCTGAGTGTTTTGCGTTATAGTCGGACAGATATCTGTGATGGTAAACTCTTGAAAACAATTACCCTGTATTGTTTGTCCAGAATTGAATTGTCCTGGAGGTATGACAGCATAGAACCTTATTTTAAGTACAATAGGAGTCCCCTCTGGTATTACCTGATTACCAAATGTTATGTTAGCTTGAGTTTTACAATATAATTTAGTTAAATTTATAACAGATGCTTGTTGTGCATGATTACCACTTAAAGGTGAAGAACTGGTTATATCATACGGAAACAAATAATCTTCTAAAGGACCAGCAAATGGGTTATCTCCTATATCTTGAACACTATTGGGTACTTCATACTCAGCTATATCGGTAGGAATACTGTTAGCGTCTGTTACTCCAGGGGTTATCAAAGCATTATCTGAATCTAATGGAATTAGACCTGTACTAGTGTCAGCAAAAAACTGAAGAGTGTAAACAACAGGAAGAAATTGATTTACAGGTACATTGCCCCCGCTAGCTGTTGGCCCACTATATAGAACGGTTGGAAACTGAACACCTAAGAATTCCGTGCTATTTCCAGCTAGTTCTATTAAATCTAAAAATACTCCTGTAGGTGCGTTTGGTGAAGATGGTGCATTTATATTTAAATCTTCTTGAGTTATAGTAGCAAAACCACCCCAATCAATATTGTTACAAGGATTTATGTTTTGGTAACCACCAAAATTGTTGTTTTGATTTCCATCTTCATCCTCTCCTGTTCCGTCTACAAAATCGTCGTCACCAAAACCACCACCACCACCACCAGATATATTATCTACATTAATAGCTTGCGCTACCGCAAAGGCACTAGCAGAGCCAATTAATTTAGATTGAGAAAACCTTTTAAAATTTTGACCTCCATCGAAACTTACTGTATCTGGCAATATTGATATATCATACTCTTCTTCAAGTCTTTCTGCTCTATTTTTATCTCTAAGCTCCTTAGTGTTTATCTCGAACTCAGTAGTAAAGTTTTGTTTTGGTCTAAGTATAGCTTCTTCTAATTTTTTAGACTCTTTTCTAGACTGAGATATAGTGATAACATTGTTCCTTATATTCTTGTTGGTTTTCTTTCTTGTTATTTTAACTGTAAAACCTCTAAATATAAAACCATTACCTGTTATTTTATGTGTGTCATTAAAAAGTCTTATTTTAAATCTACTTCTAGCATTAGACACCATTTTTATGACGGGACTTACAGAGTCTTCATCTATACCATACAACTTGCCTGTGTCAAAATTTACATCTGTTTGAACAGCTCCTAAGTTTGGCTGAACAACTATTGGTAATGTAAATATAGCGTTTTGTGTTCTCGTCTTATTATTAAAAACCTTAACCGCAACATCAAAAGAAACAGAAGCTGTTGGGTCTTCATTAGAAGTTGACATCAAAGTCAATCTTGCACTTAAAGATATAGCTTTTCCTGGTGTTAAGAGAGTTGGACTACCAGCAGTATTTGTTACTGTTAAGCTCCATGTGTTATTAGAGCCAGTGTTTGCAGTCTCAGTAATAGTTATTCTAGGGTTTCTTCTAATAAAAATTTTACCCCTATCTCTAACATTCGCCAAAGTAATTTTGAAATCGAAGAATATTCTACCCCTCGAGTCTCTACCCGTTTGACTAACAACAAACCTTTGTGTCGTTAACGTTCGATTAGTTAATGATAAATTTTTTCTATTTAAACCCATTTATTAGTGGCAGTTAGTACAGTGATTATCACAAGTGTCTTGTACTCTTTTCAATATTTTGTTAGCACAAGCTAGGGCTCCTACAGAGGTAGAGTATTCTGCTGCATCTAACAACACCTTCATCTTAAAGGCTAAGTCTACTAAGCTATCTCCACAACCTAGACAACCTTCATCACAAGTTGACATGACTATTTTATTTATACACTTTTGAGCTTCACACTTAAAAAATATTGTTTTTGTTTCAGAGCCATCGTTGACATCAGCTGTGCTATATGACGAATAGACAAAAGTGTGAACACCATCAGCAAATGAAGTAAGACCTACATCACCAGCATTCAATCTAATACATGATGGTTCGTAAACGCCTTCTGAATTTAGTCCTGGTGTAAAGTTTGTACCGTCAGCATTCTTAAGTGTTATTTCTGTTGAGGCAGTACCTCCTTGAGGCGTTACTGTTAAAGTTATGTGGTCTGCATTATCTACATTAGGAAAGCCGTAGCCACCTTCTCTAGTAGCCTTATAGCTTCCTGTCACGTCGCATATTACTATACTCTCGCAATCAGCGCTTTGTTTTATTGTTATTCTAGGTGTTACTGCCATTTTGTGATATTTTACAAATATAGTTAATTAAGTGTCTAAAGTCAATCTATCTTTTTAGTCCTCTTCTTCCAGCTCCTCGTCCACCTGAGCCCCTTCTCAACGGCACTCTTACAGGCTCTTCTTCTTCTAGTATTTCTTGTAGTATACTAATAGGTGTTACAACAGGTGTTCCAGTAAATTGTGCAGCGGCTTTTGCTGTTCTTAAAACACCGCCCTCAAAATCTCCCTTAGTAGTAGCTGTGATGCCATACATTAGATTATCTATACCTTGTACTATTGGGTTTTGTATAGGTCCTCTATATTGTGAAGAACCAGAATATCTGTTGATTGCATCTGATATAAGTCCTCCTATAACAGGGAAGTTACCCAAAGCAGCCGCTTGAAACTTTTTGAAAAGTCTAAGCAAAGCTGACTCATCTTCATCTTCTAATCTGCCGAACAAAAAGTCTCTTAGCACATCTATCCCAGAAACTACTAAGCTACTTAAAAATGCTACTGTAGCAAACAATCTACTTGCTCTAGCTCTTGCTCCTGGCTTGTTATATTTTAAGTCTATGTAAGCCTCAGTTAAAAGATTATAGTTTTGTGAACGCTGCGTAAAGAACATAGTCAGCGCTCTTATAAACACCCTTTGTCTTCTCAATTCAAAAAGAGTAGGAGTGCTAGCTTTATCATATACTGGCTGTGTTCTTTGCAGAGCTTCTTCTGCTATAGAAGCTACTAAAGCACCATACTCTTTGCTGTCAAACTCAAGCTCTGGTCTTTCTGCACTAACTTTTCTCTCTGCAGCTCTCCATATAGTTCCTACAGTAGCAGCATCCATAGCAAGTATGTAACCCATGTATGTTTGCTTATCGCCAAGCCTTGCTGAAAGAGCACTTAAATTTTCATTACCCTGCTCGTTTAAGTCTATACGGAAAAACTTCTTATAGAAAGCTCTTCTTCTTTTACCTCTAGAAACTCGTGATGGACCTATAGTTGGACTTAGGCCCAAAGCTCTTTGCAAGTCTACATCTACTTTACCCTGTGTAAATCTTTGTCTAAACACAGTGCTATGTTTTACAGCTCTTTGTATTATTGCGTCATCTGTAGGCACTTTACCAGTTACGTTAGATAATCCTTTAGCCACTAGCTTAGCAAAAGTTCCACCATATAATAATCTTGTGTCGCTAAAATACCTAGCCTCTATAACATTAGTTGCTAGAGGCAAAGATGCTAACTGTTTTGCAGCAACAAAAGGGTTAGCACCTAAAACTGCTAAAGTAAAGTTATTAAGTAGACCATCAAAAAATCTTTCAGACTCTCTTAAATTACCTTGCTCTAACATCTTTCTTCTAATGAACCTGTCTGCTTGCAAATCAAAAGCATCTCTAACATTTATTACTTCTGTTTTTGTGTAGTTGTCTTTTGAGAATGCTAGGTCTACATTTTCTTTGCTAAACAATTTGCCTAAAAGATTCTTAGCATTTCTATATGGTATAGCGTAAGAAGAAAACTCCGATACTTCTCTTTGGTATCTGTTTGTTAAAGAAAATATATCTGTTATTCTAAGAGGTTTTGTAGCATCATCTACCCTAGGTAATAAAAAAGATTTTTCATCTATATCTGGAGCATTTTCAGCCTGAAACTTTTGTGTTTTGTCTTTAACAATCTCTCCTCTAGGTGTTGGAACATAACCATCTACAGAATCTAAATCTATTCCGTACAATGACTTATATACAGGATTTACATAATTATAAGTTTTAGCAAACGTCTGTCTAAAAGCTCTTAACAGTCTATTATTATTACTTCTTTTAAACAATGCCGTAAGCTCTCCAACAAACCTTGCGTCTATAGTGTATTCTCTGGTGCCTCTTTCATCATTCTGAGTGTCAGCAAATATAAACTTCTGGCCTACAATAGACACATCTTGTTGTTCGTCAATGAGCTTTAAATGTATAGCCTCAGACAGCGTCATATCAACGCTACCATCTGCAGTTGGTAAAGTTACTTTGGCCTTACTGTTCAGTATGTCCATAACCTTTCTACCTGTATTGGTGGTTACGTTTATACCTAAGTATCTATCAAGGTCAGCCATTCTTTTTATATAAGCTTTGTCTGACTCGTTTTCTAATCTGCTTCTTAACACACTGTTAAAGGTGTCAACTAAATCATTGGATATAGTCTGTTCTTGTTTTTGCGCTTGTTGAAAAGATTTATTTAAAAACAAAGACAGAACATTATTTCTTGCTCCAGTTAGACTAAAAGCCTGTATATCAGATTTTAACCCCTTCCACAAAAGGTCTGATGATACAGAGAATCTTCTTAATATATTTCCTACTGCAGATTTTTTTCCATTGTTTAGTTGCTGATTTAGAATAGATATTACATCGTCTAAATCCATAAAGTCATTTTGATTATTCTGACTTCCATTGTTTAGTATCAACAGATTTCTGTTTCTTTGCTGTGTCATAATGTACTGCTGAACTCTTCTAATTAAAGAAGCGTCAGCCTGAACTGTTTCAGAACCTCTACCAAAAAGTAGTGCCTCCTTAAGCTCTGTGGAGTATGATGGGTCTAAGTTTAATTTTTCTTTAATAGACTCTAGTTTGACATCATCTACAAGAGCAATCTTTTTTCTTGAGCCTCTTGACTTACCATCCAGTCTTCTGTCTAATAGTCTTTCATACTTTTCAAACAACCCTTCATAGTTATCACTTACCTCAACGCCAAATGATTTTTTAATCTGAGCTCTAGAAGAGCCATTTAAGTATAACTGCATAGCTTGTTGCTCGCTACCTAGAGAGAACAAAGGAAATAGTTTTTCGTATATTTTTTCTTCAGCTGCAATCTCACTAATGTCATTTATAGATGTCTGGAAACCACCTTCGTTGAACATAATATTAGGAGCTACACCTATATCATCTAACTCCAACAAACCTTCCATGATGTAACTCTCATCCATTAACTGATTGTCATTCAGGTAGTTAACATCACCATAATAAGATTTTCTTTTATAACCTACAACTTCTGTATTTCTTGTATTTACTGTAGCTGGTGGTAGCAGTCTAGATGTAGGAGCCACACCTTTGTTAAAATGATTTTCTATTACCAAAGCTATGTCAGCCGCTCCAAAAAATTGCTGTATTCTAAACCATATATCTCTTACAGTTTGAGCAAAAGCACTTCTAGTATATCTCTTATAGTGAGCCTTACCCATTCTATCAACTAACTCTTCCTCTCCATATCTTTGTATAGCCTGCTGTATAAGAGGGTCTGCTCTAAACATATCTATATAATGGTGTGAGAATTCGTGTGGCGCGTTTTCTATCTTAGCGTTGTTATTAGCCCACCACACAACTCTTCTCATTCCTTCTTTAAAAGCAACACCATACTTCTCGTCATTAGAACCATCCCACTTCTTTAAGAACTCTGGTTTACTTTTTGCAACTATGACTGAAGGATAAAGCTCTGACAGTTTGTTTAACATAACATTAAAACCACCTTTCTCTAGCATTACATTAGCAGTCTTCCAGCTTAGTTTTGCGTCTGATGTCTCTGAAAACGATATGAAGCTAAATGGAACCTCTGTCCTAGGTTGAGCTTGTTGCTCTGTACCAAACACATTAAAGCCTGGACTTCTTACTCCATTCACTATTTGACTAAATATATATTTAGATTGGTCTTTGAAAGATTCTACACCGTTCGCAAATTTAGCTTGCATCTTCATATTCGTCAATATCTCATCAACTTCAACATCTACCTCTGACTGATACCTAAACAACTCTATACCTGTAGCAGACTCTCTTACAATATTGTTTTGGTTGCCCACATTATTGTCAGGCTGTACCTCTACAAAGTAATCAGGAAACTGACCATCAAATAAATTATTTATAAAGTCTACATCATCTCTACTTAACTCTAATACATTGTCGTTTTCTATTACCGAATGCTCTTGTGTGTCTGTATTGTATCTAAAGAATCTGCTTTCTGTTAGACTTGGTATACGTGTAAACGGTACATTAGGTAAAGGTTTAGTATCTGTTTGTCCTGGTACAATATTTCTCTTTGAGCCTTGATACACGTTAGACAACAACAAGTCAGATGATAAACTGTATGTCATTTCATCACCCGACATCTTTTCATACAGCTGGTCTTGATAAACCACAAGTTCAGGAATTATTTGGTCTTTTTCTTTTATAGACGGAAGAAATCCTAATTTTATTCCTTTAAACTTTGTATCTATATCAGGCAATGAAATATCTTGTTGAGTAGCTCTAAATACATTACTCTTTGTTACATTGTAAAAATTAAACTCATTTATATTGTTTTGTGCAAAAGAAGATACAACAGCAGACTCTATTAACCCACCTCGCTCTATGTTTTGTAAATTATTCAAAGGGTTTGTGTAATAGCTCTCAGGCAGTAGCTCTACGATATTGAAAGAATGGCCTAACAGTCCGCTATTTATATAGGAGTAGTCGTATATTATGTCTTGCACTTCTTTTGGTAGAGAATTAAATGCATCTCTAATCTCATTCATCTGCTGCTCATTAGCAGAATCAAAGTTTCTGTTGTGCGCCATTCTTATAGGCACACCGTCTGTGTCGTAGCTTAGCTGTATTCTTGATAAGAATGGCATAGCATCTGCATAAGTTCTTGGCTGACTCTTCATGAAGTCAATCATCTTTAGCACACCATTTACATCTTCTATAGTTTGATATTCATATTTTAGCTGTGAGTTATTAGCTAACCTCCTAGCTTCTTTAACTGCAGCTACAACCCTACTATCGTTTAATGTTGCCTCTTCTAAGTTATAGTTTATTTCTACCTCCTTTCTAATATCTTTTACAAAGTTTGAGTTTTCAAAGAATGATATCTTATCATTAGCAGATATTATTTCATTAGATACACTTACTATATGTTTTATGATTGGGTTTTCTAAATATACTTGTGCGTCAAAATATAACTGCTCATCTTCTTTTGTGCTATACTTTTTAGTCATTAACTCGTTGTTAGCTAATACATCAAAAATGCTATTACCGAAGTTGGATGTCATCAAAGACATAGCAGCTCTAACAGGTCTCATCTGATTAGACATTTGAGCTAGCTTTGTTAAAAATTTTAAGTCGTTTATTTCTTTTGTAAATTTTTTCCCTGTTTTTTTAGCTGTATCTTGTAAGTCTGATATTTCTTCGCTAAGCCTACCAGTCAAAGAATTAGAGACAAAAGGCTTGTTTCTTGAGAAAGAATCGTTCATATTAGCAAAACTTTCAAAGAAGCTTTGTACATGACCTTGCTTGAAGAAGCTCATAGTCTCATTTAAGTCCACACCAAACATTAACATAAGTCCTGCTAGATTAGCATTGTCTCTATTAATACCTGTGTAACCCATGTTAAAATGCTTGCCATCATCTAAAGCTGTTTGTAGTATACTAGCTAAAGCAAGCTTTCTATTATTATACTCTTGTATTGTGTTCCCAAAAGATTTAAAAGACATTCTTTTGCCATCTGTTGTAGTGTAAGTTATCTTATTTTTTACACCTTCTAACCTATTAAAATTCTGGTTAGCTTGTAAGAAGTCATACATCTTAGACAGCGTAGCAAACTGACCTATGTTTGCACTTGAGCTTTTTATTTTATTAAATATATCTATTCTATCAAAAACAGAGGTGCTCTGTAATGGAGCTTTGTTTTGGATGTCTACAACATCTAACTCTACTTTTGTAGCATCACGATAGTTGTCACTTAACATTACATCAGTAAACTGCTCGTGTATGTCGTTGATTATCTTTTGCTCTGGTGTTAGTTTATCACCATCAAACTTTTTAAAGGTAAACAACATATCCTTATCAAAGTCTGCGTTAGATGCTTTTATGTAAGCAGCAGGAGTAAGTATTGTATTTCTACCGTCCTCAGCTTTACCTGTATATCCTACCACCTTAGCTACAAAATCACTATATGGTCCTGATGCAGGTATTCTCACATGTATTAAGACATCACCTACATTAGCAAAACCTTCTGGCACTTTTACTTCTGCGAATACGGTCTCGCCATCTTTATAAAACTTTAGGTTTTCTTCACTACCTATGTCTGGTATCATATGAAGCTGAGCTCCTGATACTCTAGGTTTTGTTCCTGCGTTACCAAGCATTCTAGACAACTGAGCTTGTAGTAGGTTGGATACATTAGGGTGGTTTAGTAAACCATTGTTGTCTAAAGCAGATAGAGCTATATTTTGACCGTATACTCCAGCTCCGCCCAAAGGTTGATTTCCAAAAGTTCTTACTATATTTTCCGTACTAGAGAAACTAGCTTTAGACTTATCTAGCTGTATAGACAATAAGTCTGTTAAAAGTTTTTCTATTTTATTTTTTTGAGATAAGTCACTAGAATAATTCATAGTGTACATCATCTTTTGATTAGATAAGGCTATGTCACCTACATTTGGATTCTTAGATACAGTGCCTTGCATACCTATATTAGAGAAAGGTATTACATCCTCCGTTATGCTAGCAGCTAAGCTGTTTAGCATATCTTGATTAAACTGATATTTTTTGTATCCTTGAACTCCATCTATATCTGTCTCGCTTTCAAAAGACTTGTTGTAAGTATCTTTCCAATCTAAATAAGCTCCTGAATCTAGATACTTCTTAGAGCCTTTCATAGCAGACTCAAAAGCAAACACTATCTTAGTTTCTGAGCCTAGCTTAGACTCAAAGGCATCCATAAGCTGTCCAAAGAATGCATATGCTTTAGATGTGTTTCTTAGGTCTGTAGTTATGGTCTCTGTAGATGTCTTCCAAAAGAATAAGTCGCCTTCACTGTCTAGTTGAAAAGCAACAGGCTTATTGTTTAATCCATACTTCTTAATCTTACCGCCCTGGTTCTTTACCATTCGTTGAAAAGACAAGTTGTTCATAGCAAAAGAATCACCTGTGTTGTCCAGTATATCGCCAAAGAACTCTACTGGGAATGACTCTTCTTTTAAATATACAATACGCAAGTCTTCTTCTGACTGTAATTGTGTGTTCGGAGATAAGACACCTGCTACACGCTTCTCTAGGTTTTCTACTGTACCAAACTGTGCATGGTCACCGATTAAAAATCTTGTAGCGTGAAAGTGATTTATTAAATCGTTAGCATAGAACGATAGTGCAAACTGTTCCTCTGTTAAGTTACCTAGTATTTTATTTGTTCTTATTTCGTTTTGTTTACGAAGAGCTCTTAGCAAGCTGACTATTTCATTTAGTTCTCTTCTTATCTTAGTTTCATCAGGATTTAGATAGTTGTCTACATTTGCTACAGCCTCTTTATCTCCTTTGTATTTCTTTTTGATTCTGCTTATCTCTGCCGCTCTTAATCTTTTTATCTCTGATATTAACTTACCTACAGTATTTATGTTTGTAATCTTCTTTGTTTTAAAGAATACGTTTACATCTCTATCTGCTAGCACACCAACAGATTGTAAGTATTCGTTAGTACCTCTAGAGAATATAGCTAACTCTGTAAAAAGCTTTTCATTTGACTCCATGTCAAAGTGTTCTTTTGAATCTAAGTCTCCTGTAATAGCGTCTAAGAAAGCTATGTAATCTTTTTGTGTTACAGAACCATTCTTGTTATATATGTCGTTTAGTCTTTTGACATATGGGTTGTCTTTGAATATATCTCCGTTGTATACAGTTTTAGATAACTCACCCCACTGTCTACCAATAACCTGAGCCCAAGATGTAGAGTCTACACCTGGCTTGTTGTTATTCTTTTGACCTACAAACGATGTAAGATGTTTGAACACATCCTGTGTAGCTGATGTCAGCGCCTGCAATCTAGCTGACTGAGCTCTATATATATCATAACCTTTGACTTCATTTATCTTAGCCAAATCTTCTATGAAAAAGTATATAGACTGAAAGTTCTTTTGAGATAACTCTGGACTGTTTTCTAACTGAGACCTAGTCACTTCAACTCCTGCTTTATTTAAAAGCTCAACAGCTGCATCTAAACCTACATCACCTTCTTTTGTATTGACATCATAAAAAGTAGGTAGGTCTATTGTTATAGTTTTATATCTTCTATATGCATCAGAGAATGTGTTAGGGGAGCCTTTTACTTTTTTGTTTATGTTAGCAGCTATTTCTTTTGCAGCACTCTCTCTAGCTTCTGTCATGTTTTTTAGTATCAGCTCATTACCAGCATATACTAAAGACACAAAGTTCTTTGGACTTTGAGAATATATTTCATTTAACAAAGGCAACCCATCCTCTCTTCTCATTCCATCTATCATATTCATAAATGCTGATGATGCTGGTCCAGAAGCTACATCAAACTTAGAAGCCATTCTTAAATTCTTCTTAAACTCTTCAAGGGTAGATGAGCGTTCTGCCACAGAGCTTATGATAGACCTAGCAAATTCATCGTTTATTAGATTACCATCCTCATCTATTAAGAATTTCAATAAGGTAGATACACTCTCAGGTAAAATAGCCTTCTCAGACAAAACATCTTTTCTTTGAACATTTTCTCCTTCAGACTGTGTATCAAGAACTGTGCTGATTTGTGTTTGTGAGATAGTCATGTTATTTAACATAGTCTCTATATTAGACTGATACGCTCTAGCTAACATGTATCCTACTGAGTAGTTGTTCTCATCAGATATTCTCATTATATCGTTGACATCTTGCTCTGGTAATATTGTGCCTAAGAATTTTCGATATACTTCTTTTACTCTACTTCTAGTTTCTTCTGTTACTACATTCTCTCCTTTTACTTGCTCAGACAGATTCTTTGTTAGTAAGTTTTCTATGGCTTTAAACAATGCGTTTTTCTGAGCAGGGTTGTTTATATCTATAGACTTACCATTTACAACAAGTGTAGCTAGCGTAGACATTAACGTTCTATTTACTTGTTGTGTTAAGGTTATTTCAGCTCCTGAATAGTATTGTGTTTTTCCGTTAACTCTTTTCTTATATCTTTTAGCTTTTAAAAAATCGCTTGACAATACATCTACTATTTCATTGAATTGTGCTTTACCAAACAATGCTCTAGTTCTCACCCAAGCCGACTTAATAAATTGTTTTATCTTTTCAAACCTAGATAATGATACACCCTCAAACTCTGCCTTCAGCTTCTTAAGACTATCCATAGACATAGCTGTTACAAGAACCTCTATAGCCAAGTCCTCTTCGGATAAAAACTGATTACCTTTCATGTTCTTTACTCTATTGTAAAGAGGCGTGTTTTTAAATAACAATAATGCTTGTGAAGCTAACTTATCATCTATAGCTCTTAGAAAATCTACATAAGGGTGAGCAGCCTCATGCAATATAGTATCTTGTGTAGCACTGTCAGATATCAATATAGAGTTGGCGACTATCTTACCAAGCATCTCTACACCGTGCTCGTTAAATATATCTTTTACCTGTGTAATACTTAACTCAGGAAACAGTGTTTCCATTCTTTCAAACAAGAACTGCTTGAAAGCAAAGTCTGATGTTAGTAAAGGAGATAGTCCACCAGCAGAGAAGTTTGTTTTGTTTGACTCGTCTTCTTTAAATAAATCCTCTATCTCTTGTCTTAGACTTTCATCTGTTTCTTGCTGGTCAAATATGTTTAGCTGTTCGCTTTTATCTTGCTTTTGTTTTGTTGTTGTCTTTCTTTTCTTTGTTTTCTTTTTTGGTTTGTCAGCTTCTACCTCTGCATCTTCAGTAGGCTTACCTTTTAGTATTTCAGCTTTCTTTGTCTTGTCTGCTTCTTTCTGTTTACTAAGCTCTTGCTCTCTTTTTGTTCTTTGCTCTGATAGATACTGTTCTTTTTTTCTAGCAAGCTTCTCTACATCATCTCTATTATACTTGCCGTCTTCTGATGGTTCTACACCATAGTTCTTATTATTGAAGTCTGACTTAGTAAGTCTTACATCATCTCCTTGATTAACCTCATTTAAAGCTTCTTGTCCATCTTCTGTTAGGTCCGCGTCTTTTACTTTTTCTTTTACTTTTTTAGCTACTTTAGATGTCTCTACATTGTCAGCTCTTTCGTTGCTTTTATAATCTCTACCATATATTATATCATCTACATCTTCTTCTGTTGCTATTCTCTTGCCACCATAATTTTCTCCTTGCAACCTTTCTCTAGCTTGTCTCATGTGCTCAGCAGTACCTCTACCGTCGTGTATCTCTGCTATGAGCTCATCTAAGGATAGTTCTGATATTCTTTTAGAGTCATTATTTATACCTCTGTCTTGAGCTTCTTTAGGATTGTTTTTTAATAAAGACTCGTTTTCAGCTATCTTGTTATCATTCTCTTCTTGACTCTTTCCTCTCCAACCTCTTTGTCTACCCTGCTGCGTACTCTCTTCGAAAGCAGGAGTTAGATTGTTCGCTCTTAGCTGGTCAATACTTATTCCTGTCTCCTCTTCTATCCTAGCCACCATTTCATCTTGTAACTTTTGCTTGGCATCCTGGTCTTTAGCTTTGAGTATCTTTCTACTGTATACCTTTTGTATTTTGTTTACAGTCTCTGCTATACCATAGTTTACAGCTTTTTGTATGTTAGCTATAGTATTTATATTCGTTACTTCAGAAGCTGCGTCTTGAGCTATCTCAGATAAACCTATAATGTCTGAGCTCTCTTTTGATATATTAGTTGTGTTGTCAGATTGAGATATTTCGTTTATAAGACTTTCTACTCTTGATTTTAAATCTCTAAGTGGTTTTAGTTTTTGCTCTAATACATCTCCTTCGATGCCTGCTCCACCAGTCACTCCATACTTTTCATTTAACAACTCTATAGCCTTGTCTGTACCTTCGACAGCTCTATACAACTCTAGCACCTGCTGCATAGCTCCTTTGTTTTTCATGCCCTTCCACACCTTAGATGATAGTCTTTGTATTTCAGATAACTTATCTAATGCTATCTGACCTTCTTCCTTTGAAATATGCTCTTGTGCAATAGCTTGATTTACAGCATCAAAAAAGCTTTGAACTCTTTTTGTTTTACCTGATTGCAAAGCGTCTATAAACATAGGAGCTACAGCATCAACAGCTATCTCTGGTTGTAATCCTAATCTTCTTCTTGTGTTTTTACCTAGAACCATGCTACCTGAACTAGTACCAGCGCCAAAGAAACCACCAACTATACCACCAACAAAAGCTTCTTCTAATGAATATCTTAAATCTTTTTGCCAGGAGTGGTCTATAAATAATCCATCTCCCTCCGCTCTAGTACCATCATTCTTATAATGATAGTTGTGTATCATTTTACCTAAGTCCTCTATGTAATACTGAGCACCCTCTTGTATAAACTCTACGCCAAAACCTGACAAGAAAGCTCTAGGTGCTGTTTGTGCAGCTATTCTTATTTTTTGTTGTGCAGTTAAATTTGCTGCTATGGCTTTAGCTTTTAAATTTACAGAGGTGCTTTTAGAAAACTCTTTTATTGAGGTTTTAAAACCTTGAGATTTAGCATATTCTTTTATTGTTTGTTTAGCCAATGCTTTACCTGCAAAACTAGAAATATAGGAAAGTCCTACCATTTCTGAAATACCCACAGCTAGTGACGTTGGCACAGCAAAGGCTGACGCCTCTTCTGGAGATAATCCTTGGTCTCTAGCAGCTTCATACATAAAAGGCATCATATTAAGTGTAGCTCCTAAAGCACCACCCGCTTGTCCACCAAATTTAGATGTTACCATTGCTAACTTTTGACCACCAGGGATGAGAGCTGGAAGCAACCCCACAACCCTACCCACTAAGCTTCCGCCTATTACAGGAACTAGAGAACCAAAACCTTGAGCTGTAGCCAAAGCCATCTTTGACATCCTATCATTTATAGATAGTCCTGGGTCAGTAAAGTGTCCCATATCCCTAACAACATCAGCTTTATGTTTATCCATCCAGGTCAACATAGACTCCATAGCCAGTATTGACTCAGGACTAGCTTTTTTACCTTCATAGGTATCACTAGCCAAACCTACCATATCGTCTGCCCATTTTATACCAGCAGCTGTGTTTATAAAAGCTGAGTTGTAAAATGTTCTGCCCATATCACCCATAAGGGTGGTGTTGCCTCTACGTATTGCGTTTTCAGTTAAAGCATCTATCTCTAAGTCTTGCTCCCATGTGTATGGATTAGATATAGGTATTGTCCCTCCATCCTTCTTATAAAAAGGTCTTATTTCTTGATTAAATTTTCTTCTAAATTGTTGAACATCATAGCCAGCCTCTTGAACAACCTCCCTCATCTTAACAGCATTACCATCGTCAGCATAAGGATTGTAATAAAACTGTACTACATCATCCATGGTGAACTGAGAAAAGTTCATCTTTGCAGGCTCCTGTCTGTCCTCTATCAACGCAGAGCCGCTTCTTATTTTCTGCGTGTCTTCTGCCATTTCTTATTCAAAAATAAAGCTTCGATTTCCTTTGCTTATGTCTGGAGCACTTTCAGCTTGTATATTAGATTCTTTTTTCTGGTCTTCGAGAACCTTACCAAAAGCAGCTATATTTTCTACAGGTATTAGTAGACTAACCTCATCTCTACCAAAACCAACATCACCACTTGCATTATTCCAGTATGTTTCTAATAAATCATCCTGATATCTAGTACTTATCATTAACTCCACCACTTGTCTTTGAACAGAATTTTGTCCTGGTCCCGTCATGCCTTCAATAACCTTAATTTGTGGACTACCTATTATTTTAGTTTTATCGTTAGATAATATTTCACCCACTACATCTCCTGGAATAAATTTGCCACTAGTGCTAAACGCATCACCCTTATAGTCTGTTGTAAGTACAGGCTCTTTATCTTTGTCTGGTTCGTTGTTGTATATACCTAATAACTCACTGATTCTATTTGCTGTTTCATTACTTATGTTAGCATTTGAAACCTGAGTTACTTTAAATAATTCTTCACCTGCTTTATCAGTAAGAGCCATTATAGATGTATTAGCTTTGTTGCTTTCTGCATTAGGGCTGAGGGTAAGGTCTACAGAAGTGTTTTCCTTAGTATAGCTGCTTGGGTCTTGTAGACTTTCTATAAGACTAACATTACCTTGTCCACCACTTCCACCACCACGATTAGGGTCTGTCTGAGGCAATCTGTTTACACCCCAGAAGTATGGCTTCAATCCTTGTTGCATTTGTGCTTGATACTCATCTCTAACCTGAGCAGCATATGCTTCATCTCCATGTATACGTAGAGCGAAGTCAAACATATCTTCCGCAGTAACAGGCTCTGATTTAGGAACTCCACTACGGAAGTTGTTAGCAAAGTATTGATTGTATTTAGAGAAGTCTGTTGGTTCAAAGGCGCCTGAGTATGGTAAGTAGTCTAACTCACCATCTTCGTATTTCTTCTTAGCTACATTAAACGGTAATCTCTCGTACTGACCATCAGGTCTTTCATAATTTACCATCCTGTGTATCTTACCAGCTAATCCGTTTTGTTGTGATGTAAGCAAAGAAGCTTTACTTAACAAACCGTCTTTTACTTCCTCGGAACTTACAACATCTATTTTAAATTGATTTAATAAAGCTTGACCACCACTTAACATAAACTTGTTGTAGTCTCCATTTGCTTTTGATATTGCCTCTCTTATAGCAGGTTTGTAATTATCTATTAAGTTTCTTACTCTATTCTTTGATGGCTCTGGCATATCCATCGACTCTAACTCAGAGAAGTAGTTCTCTACAGCTGTACGTGAAGCTTGCTGTTCTTTGATTCTTAAATCATCTAACTGTACTTGTGCTTGCTGAGCTTCTATGTTAGCCGCAAAGTCTTGTCTTTTTTGAGAAAAGTCTTCCTTACGACCTCTAAGAGCTGAATATGTACCCCAATCTGCCATTATTGTCCTTCTTTTTTATCGTCAGCTGTTTCTTCTGTCCCCTCAGTATTTTGTAATGATAAAACAGGGTTTTCCATTATGGTTTGTAACAACTCTGATTGATATTGATTTCTGTCTGCTAAAGAAACTTGGTAATTATACAACGCGCTACCTGGACCATATGCTTTCAAGAATTGTTGTCTTTCTATAAAGTTAGTCATCGAGTCTCTAGCTAGTTGCGCTGCAGCTTCTTTTGTTTTTTCCATTGCTTCATATTCTAGTATGAAGTTTTCTTTCTCTCTTACATATTGATTATGTAGAGCGTCTCCTAATAAAGCTTGCTTTTCTGTTTTAGCAGAATCATTTAAAACTGCTAGCTTTGCTTTTTGTCTGTATAATTCTGCTGCATTAGCTTGACCTAAACCAGCTTGTTGAGCTGCAGAAAAACCACCTTGTCGGATAGCTTGCTGTGCTAGTCCATATGTTCTTTCTGCGCCTGTAATAAATAGAGCTCTTGTCTCTGGGTCTAAACCTGTCTCTGCTCCTCTTTGTAGTTCGTTTAAATAATTAGATATACCTCCAGCTCTACTAAATCTGAAAGTTGGTAAAGGTTGTGCAGCTCCTTTCATACCATACTTATACATTGCTAAGTCAGCTAATCCTGCTTCACCACCTATAGATTCGAAAAAGCTTGGGTTTTCTTTTTTCAAGGCATCTGCTACTGGCACATTGTATAACTTAGCTAGCTCCTCAAAACTTTTTAAGGCATCAGCGTTTGTTACTTTGCCCTCCATGTAAGGCTCGCTAAGCAATCCATCTTTGGCTTGTCTTTTAGTATTTCTATCTCCTTTGCCTTTTTCTTTCTCATACAAACCTGCTATCTGTTTATTTAAGGCAGCTATCTTAGCTTTTAATTTTTTTCTTGTGGCAAAACCTAAAGTTCCTTTTTTAGATTTTTTATATTTTGCTTTTAATGAAGATAGCCTAGAAGTTAATTTATCTAACTTGCTTGTTCCAACCTTAGATATAATTCTTTCTCCTCCCTCAGCCTCAAAGCCTGGAACACCATCTACAGTGAAAGGCACTCCACCTTGTTTGTGAGTGGGGCCTGTTATTACGCTATTTACTAATGCTGAACCTCGTGCCATTATTTAAAGAATAAGTTTGCAAATTTAGACATTCCTTTTTCTATTCCTTCTTGAGCTACAGGGTTTTGACCAAATGTTTCTCCTCTAAGTATAGCTTCATTACCTATGGTTTGAGGGCCCATTTGACCTTCTAGATTTGTTCTTGCTGCATCAAAAGCTCCTTGGGTTCTTTCATTCATAGGCATTAAGTCACGCAACATTTTTTGACCGAAGTTAGTTTGACCAAACTTAGATTCGTTAAATCTAGTCATAAGCTCACCTGCTTTTTCTGGATTTTTTTGAGCTAACTTCTGAACAAACTGAGAGGTCTGTTTCTGTCTTTTTTGTGCAAGAGCTCGTGACTCACCCATGTTTTGCAGTATCTGTCTTCCTGATATTACATCTTCTTGTCTTTTATCACCACCTATAACGTTCGGTCCTGTACCACCTCTTTGAGCAGCGTTTCTTTTACTTACATCAAATATACCCGATGTTACTGCAGCTAACTCATCACCAACCAAAGGTATTCTACCAACAACATTCTCTATTCCTGACTGTAACATCTTGGCTCCTTTTTTCTCTTTACCAGACGCTGTTCTAAAAAAGGTACTGTCACCAACTCTTTTGGTGTCCTTTGTGTATAGAGTCTCTGCTCTTCTTCCTTTTGTAGAATATATAGCCATTAGCGTCTGTTTGAGAATCTGTAATTAGTTTCTACAGTCGTAATTCTTACGAGCTGATTACCTCCGTTAAAGGTAGCTGTTACCTTCATACTTTGGCCTCTTACCCTATCTGCTCTACCTAATTCTCTAGTAGGCAGCTTAAACAAATTTTCTCTGTACCTTGCCCTAGTATCCACAGCAGGATTCAAAAGATGTGGTCCTCCAATCTGGTCTGAAGTCTCTGCTGAAAGAGAGAGCGAGCTCATCAAAGGTACGGAATTATTCATGTTAAATGAAATAGAATCAAAAGTTTTTGTATATTGAGGACTTTCATTAACTAAAAATGTTAGCTCACTACTAGAGTTAGCAGCCAATCCTGGGTAAGAACCATAGCCCCCCGTGTTAAATTCATTAACACCTCTTGAATTACCAGTGTAGTATATAGACGAACCTAGAGTATAATAATTTTGTGGTTGAGCTCCAACAAAAGTGGTAAACACATCTAGCTTCTCGTTATATATAACAGTAAAGTTTGACTCTCCCGATTCATTGTGTAACGCATTTACTCCTGTTATATATACATCTGAATTTCTCTTATCATAACCTGCATGTATACCTGTAGTGAAAGTGTGAGAATCATTAGAGTTGGTGTTATAATAATCTAGCTTTAGATTGTTAAAGAATAAATGCATACCTCTTATATCACTTAGAGCTTCTACTCTAGCTCCTTGATATCTTAAGAACTTACCTTTTCTTGCATCTACCCAATATGCAGCTGCATCTGTTACCACAGCACTAAACTGACTTTGTGTACCAAACACAGTAGATATATAGTCAACACCATTCATAACATTAGGGTTTCCTATAACCACTTGTAAATCATCTGAGCCAGTTAGCACAGCTCTTTCATCTACTCTCAGTTTAGCAAATGCACTTTCTTGTATTGAGAATATTTCATCGAACAAATATACACTACCCCACACCTCTCCATACTGACCATCTAAGTCAAAGAACTGTGATATAGGAAACTTTCTAAAAGAGTCAACCTGCTCTCCATAGTTCTTATATTCTGACCATAGCCATCTTGTTGGGAAGTCGAAAGGTAACTCATTAGTAGCTATCTCTTTTTCTGCTAATGTGTAAAACCTAAAAGTTTCTTCGTGTTGTGTAACATCAGCCAACTCAAATATCTGAAACCTATAATCTA